TATGATAGATGTTGATGATGATGGAGAAGAAATAGAAGAAGCTGAGAAGCAGGAACCCTCTGTAGAGGATTTGTTGATCGAGGAGTCTCCGAAGCCACCTAAGCCAATAAAACGCCGCACAATGAATCCTGAGACGAAGAAACTACCTTATAAACCAGATGGCGACCCAAATAAAGCTGAAAGTTGGTCAGATGACCCTTCTGAGTACTTTTAATTAAATTTGATTCAATAAATTAGACTCAGCATCAGGAATCATACTATAATAAGAGTACGCAAAAGATGCATTACATTTTACCAAATTTACATCACTGTTATCAGTCTGGAAAGCCAATCCACCTAAACTGGTTGGTATAACATTGTGGAATGTAAAACTTAAATCTACAGTATTACAGTTGATTGGATTTAAAATATCTAAGACTGCTTTAATATGCCATTTTTGATATGTAAGATTGTTATTGTTATCATCATCAATATTTGATATATTTCTTATCCATGAATATATACTTTTCCAGTTAGTCAAATCATTATCAACTATAAAGTCAACTTTCAAAGGTTCAAAGTTTGCTGCTAGAGTTGGAATAGGAATAGTTGTACCAAGAGTAGTGGGTTGTTTAGTTTCACCAATACTCAGACCTGGTAATGTTACACGTTGACACATAAGTTCAAATTGACTTGTTCCTCTGGAAAAAGTTAATCTGAAATAGTTGTTATAAAGTGGGTTTATATTATTTTTACATACTGTCATAAAATTATTTATTTAAAATGAAAGACCTCCCCATTTCTGGGGAGGTCTTCGTGTTACTTATACATGGTCAGTTTTTAGAACTGAGTATTACCATGTAGATTTGTTACAGCAGTGAAACGGTAGTACTGATTAAGACCAGCAGTTAGGCTATCACCATCGGGGGTAGCACCATTAAGAACGTATGGGTTAGCAACAACACCATAACGAGTCTTAAAGGCAATACGTGGTTGGAACGTATTAGGATCAACAGCTCGAACCATTTGGAGCGGAACGTATGGGCAGTAGAACAGACCTGCATCATATGGAGACTCACCCTTATATCCACAGACAAAGAAGTTTACTCCGGCTGGGCTATATGGATCGATATAAACCTTAATCTTGCCACTTAGTACACCAGCAAAGGTGCTTTGTGTGTCATCAACGTTTAGTTGAGGAGAAATAGCAGGACTGAGACTCATGAAACCTGACATAGCAAGGGCAGCTGCAGTATCACTATCAGTGATGATGAAGTTACCGCGACCACGACGAGTTTCCTTGGCGATTGCATTGCATTCACGCTCGATTTGGAAGCTAAGACCACGGAAACGTTCCGCAGACCAACGACCATCAGAATCTTGGTCAAGATCGTAGAATCCAGGACTAGCAAGATCTTTTTGTTGTGAACCAGCACGAGCAACATAATAGATGCTTCTTACGATTTCGCGATTGATTTCAGCAAGAATTTCAGTGCTGAGAAGATTTGCGAGTTCGGCTTCAGCGTCTAGACCGTGAACAGCCTTAAGATCTTGTGCCAACTCAATTGTGTAATTGCTGCTAAGAGCACGAGTCTTAGCTTGAACAGCCACACGGTCAATTGAGAAAGCCATTTGATTATAGGTTTTATACGGATCAAGAGCATTTGCACCGCCACCAAGACCTTCACCGTTATTGGTAAGCATACCACGGTAAGTTGATAGTGCTGGATTACCTGCACGAATTTGCGTTGGGTCAGAACCACCCGAAGTACCGCAAAGACCTCTAAGAGCTCTCTCTTGTGCACTCAAGGTATAACCAGAACCACTCCACGATGGACTTGGCTCTTGGAACATAGCTTCCATATAGCTTGAACCTGCACCGTATGTTCCACCAGTTTGATATTGTGCACGCATGGCAAAGATAAGACCTGTTGGAGCGGTCATTGGTTGAACGCCACAGATATCATAGGCCATTAGATTTGGCATTGCACGGCGAACCAAGCTGATGAGTACTGGGTCATAACCAGAAACTGCACCAGTGTTGGTGAACGAAGAAGGCATTCCAAGATTATTGGAAGTCATGTCTTCGCTAAGATGTTGCGAACGGATTGCTTGTTCTTCGTTTTCGAGAAGAACGGCAGTCACTTTACGACGGTATTCATCTTTAATTGTTGGAAGTGCATCATGGTTTAGAACCGGATTCCACTTCTCAGTTAAGATGTCATAAGGGGTTTGGTCTTGAAAATTCATTTTATTAGTATCTCCTGTAATTAAAATTATTTAGTAATTTTAAACTTTCTTGTTAATGCGTCCCAACGCAGATGCGTATCCTTCTACCAAAGTCGTTGGGACTTCTTTAACCTTGGAAAAAGTTTGTTCTTCGTGCATAATTCTTGGTGCAGAGTATTGTCTTGCATTATTCAAGTAACTATCTTTAATTGCACTTAATTTGTTTCGATATTCTTCTGGTCCACCAAAAGAGACGTTTTCCATCAAGGCTTGAAGTTTGGCAACTTGTGTATCTGCAAGATCTTTGGTCTCAGCTACAAAAATTCCTGCACATTCAGTTAGTGCAACTTCTTTCTTGAGGTTAATGTTATCATTCATTCTTTGATTGAGTTGTTCATGCAAGCCCTTATTCTGAGCATATAATTCATCAAGGACATTATATTTTTCAGCAGGAACATCGATGTAATGGTTCTCGAAAAGATTCTTCAAACCAGTAATAAAGTTTTCTGCGATTTGGGTTTTGATACCTTGTTCAACAGCAACTGCATTATCAGTCATCCACTCTTCAACAACATACTCCAAATAATCGTCAACTTTTTCAACCAAATTATTTGTTACGTTTGAAAGATATGTTTTGACATTTTGGTCAACTTCTTCTAAGACGATAGCAACATTCTTTTCTACACGGTCTTGAACAGCTGCTTCAAATACACCTTCGAGTTGTTCGACAAGGCTAGAAGATACGTTGGAGTCACCAAGAAGACTGATGATTGAATCACGGAATTGTGATTTATAACCTTCAGCCATACCTTCTCCTGCATCATCCTCTTCCTCTTCTTCTTCTTCATACTCATCAAATTCTTCTTCTGGTGGTTGGGGTTGTTGCATACCAGAATTAAAACCAGAACTATATGCAGATCTTGCGTCAACAGCACCACGAAGAGGAGTCTGTGAGGTTCCACGATTCATCATGTTGGTATCAACCGGAGAAGGAAACATAGCTGTCTTTCCATCGGGCATATATACTTCACCGTTAGCTGCACCTGTTTGCATACCCATTTGTTGCACACCCATTATTTCTGGTCTACCCTTTTCTGGTACACCTACTTGTGGTTGGTTTCCCTGTGGTTTATCCATTGATTGTGCACTCATTTGTGGTTGACCCATGGGTGGTTGACTCGACATTGATTGAGCCATATGTTGAATTGTTTGCTTTAATGATTTTTTGTTGTTTTGTTTCATATCAATATATTCCTGACCTTTAATTATTTATAAATTGTTTATAGTTTAATATTTCCAGCACCAGATGTTATCTGTTTTGTCTGACGTTTTCCTAATTTTGATAGTTGATCAGAAACGTAATCAACTCCCATAACTTTCGTTGCATAATCTAATGGATCTACACCCATGGCTGTTAGGTATGGTAATTTTCCTGCTATACTTTGACCAAGTGGTCCCATAAAAGCTAAGGCTGTAGATGCAAGACCAGCTCCAGCTACTCCAGATATAGCACCTTTAACCAAGCCAGTTCCACCACGCATTCCTGTCTCTGCATTAGGATCTAATTTATATCCCATTCGTCTTTTGAGAGTTCCAAGTGCCCCCAGAAAACCTAAACTTGGTTGACCAGAAGTTTCTTTATCTAAATCAATATCAGAACCAAGAGCGGTTTGTAAAGCACTTTTGTAATATGACGCTTCTGATTGCTTTTTCTTTTTCTTAGTTTTCCCTGTAACTGGATCTATTTCAGTATCAGATGGATCATAATCTGCAATAGTTGATCCATAACCTGGAGTCATTCCAACACCACCACCCCCAGAAGTATTTTCTCTAAGAGTGTAAAGTAAAAAATCTTTTGTATTTTGGTTTAAGTACATTTTAGATGTTCTTGAAAAAATCTTCAAAGATTTTTACAACATTTTTATTAAGATTTCTGGAAGAAGAATTTTTTACAATACGTCTTGCATTTGCAATTTGGTGTTCAGACCACATACCATTTTCCATAATCCATTCTCTGCCTTCCATGATTCCATTTACAAAAGCATTTGGGGCTGAAGGATCGGCTACAATATCAATTGCAGCCAACATAAAGTCTTCTTGAACTTCTTGATAACCATTCTTTGCTTTGAGAGATCCCATACCACGAGTAGATACACCTAATTGTGCACCCTCGTCAATGAGATTTTTTACAATCTTTCCCATTGGTGTATCAAGAACTTTTGCCTTGCCATAGATACTTTTTCCATTTTCATGGAGTTCTTTAACAATATGAGATACTCTATCAAGATTGACAGTAGGACCAGTTGGATGGTTTAATTCTCCTAATGCTCTTCCTTTATTGACATATTCAGTAATATATCGGTTGGTTTCTTTGGCTAGAGTAGATGTCGGATAAATTCTACCATTGCGGTTTTTGGTATCAGATTGCATAAAGACACCTTCAATGAAATAATTCTTATCTCCATTGCCAACATTTTCTTTAATATATTTTATGTCTTCAGTTAGTTCTGTAATTAATTTCATTGTTTTGGTTCTTTATTAAAATAAATTATTGGGGAGGAATACATTGAACGTCTGGAGTACGATCATCCATCTCTTCAAATAATTTTTTTGAAATTTCAACATACTTTTCACTTAAAACATTTCCAACTTTATTTAAAAGTACTCGTGATGTCGTTTCTTTAAATGAAACGGCATTTTCTTCAATTACATCTTTAATCATTTCTCTTACTGTATTTTTCATCTGAAAAGTCCTTTAGCGGTATTGTAAAAATCTATATGTTGTTTAAAATTATTTGAAGATTCAAAAATAGAAGTTATCATTTGTTTTCTACTTTCTGTATTCAAATTATCAAACAATCGTTTTAGTGAAGTAATATCATTTTCTGTAATATTTATAATACTTCCATCTTTTAGTTGAAGTTTATCTTTAGTTTCTAGAATATTTAAAAAATATTGAAGATCTTTAGAATTTTCTATTGATTCATGAGTTAAAAAAAGATTTTTATTAGTTTCTTCTAAAACACCAGAAATGGCAGCATTTAGTTTAATTGATAAACTTTGAACTATATTCTTTTTAAAATAATCCTCTTCTCTTTCTAAAAGAGCCTGAATACCATTTTTTAAAAGTTTATAGGAAATGTCTGTCATTTTTGTTCTTCTTCTTGATCAGGTACTAGTCCTAATTGTTGTTGTTGTGCGGCAAGTGCAGCCTGTTCAGCCTGTAACTTCTGTTTATCTGCTGCCATTTGAGTATCAATTGCTTTAATCTCTTCTTCAGTTTGTCGTAAAATCTTAGTTCTTACATAGTCAACTGAAAAATATTTACCAACATATGGTTCTATGAAAGACAGAGTTTTCATTCGTTCACCCAAAATTTCTGCTTCTTTTAGATCCCAGAAATAATTGTCACTATTAAATACAAATTTAATATCTTTCTTTAACTCATTCCAATCACTTTCAGTAACAACACCTTTTAAAATCAATTGAACACGTAAAAAATCACAAAACATCTTAACAAATTGATGACGAATTCTTTCAATAAATTTATAGAATTTTACTTCTTCACGTGTAATTTCAACAGAACGACCTAAATTAAACCCAGACTGATCAGCTGCTAAACGACTCAATGGTACATTTAAAGATGCGTAAAGTTTCTTTTTAAAGTAATCTACGTCTTCAATTTGTGACATGGCATTACCACCGGGAAGAGTGGTAATTTCGGTTCCTCTTGAACCTTCTCGACGTGGCAACCAATAATCTTCTAGAACCGATAGATGGTTACGTTCATCACGAACTTCACCGGTAGACTGGTTATATGTGAGCTTATTTCTAAATCTGCTCATCATAT